GTTATGTGTTTCGGTAAAGAAATGAATTTTGCGGTTTATTCAAAAGAAGATTGTCCATATTGTGAAAAGGTAAAAAAAGTTCTGGAGTTGACAGGGAGCAGCTTTGTCGTCTATACTTTAGGGGTGGACTATACTAGAGAGGGATTCATCTCCGAATTTGGAGAGGGAGCAACCTTTCCACAGGTATCAGTCGATGGAAAAAAAATTGGAGGGTCAGTTGAAACCATTAAATTCCTCAAAGAACAACAAATCGCTTGACCCACTAAATACTTCTAACATACACTTCGATAGGGGAGTGGAACTTATCTTGAGAGGAGGTCGAAAGAAACCGAAAACCTATCAGATTTTATTTGATAGAGTTTTTAATTTTTTTAATCGAGAAATCGATCTTCATTTAGATTTTTCTCTAAATGTTAAAAAAATATCCTCCGGAGATAAAAATGTTAGAAGTTAGTTTAGTTATAGGCTCCTTTGTTACAATACTATTCTTTATTGTTGGAATAGTGATAGGATGGACATTGAGAGAGTATATGAAAAACTATCGGGAAGTTCCCAGACCACATCCAGAAATGTTTGACGGTCAAGGCAACCTGATACCTGACGAAATTGTTGCATTCAACTTTGAAAACTATCATGACAGTGAAAACTACAACGAAGAAGAAGACGGCCAAACCGAGAACGGTTAAGGTCACTAAGATACCAGATTTACCTAGAAATCCTTTTGCCTTTGAGGTTCTAGATGCTGCTTCTAAGCAGAGAACAAAGGCAAAGAAGGTCGAAGTACTACAGAAATATGGTGATATGTCATTGAAAATGATATTGAAATGGAATTTTGATACTTCCATTACATCAGTTCTTCCAGAGGGAGAGGTGCCATATAATGATTTTGATGAGCAAAACAATAGTGTTGTAACTTTATCAGGTAAAATTACTGATGAAGTTCGTAGAATGCACGAAACTGGTTCCTTTTCATTAGGATCAAGTGATAGGCAAGGACATACCACTATTCGTAGAGAAGCAAGAAACTTTTATAGATTTGTTCGTGGTGGTGATGATGCGATGAATCAAGTTCGTCGTGAAACTATGTTTATTAATATTCTTACAGGATTACATCCATTAGAGGCAGAAATTTTAGTTCTTGTCAAAGACAGTAATCTTGGAGATGCCTATAAGATCACAAGAGATGTTGTTGAACAAGCATTCCCAGATATAATATGGGGTGATGTAAATGGCTGAAGCAACTGAAACAAAGAAAACCGAAGAGAAAAAACTTGATGGTTCTTCCTATGATTGTGAGGTTCTTTTACAGAGAACTACACTTGAAGCAGCAAATGACAAAAAGTATCCTACAGATGCAAAGTTGGTGCACTATGAAGTTGAAGGTCAAAAGTTTATTGATCTTACGAGATCTCAGAAGAACGTGAACATATTCGATCTATACTGTGATACTTATGGTAAGACTGCAGTGAAGAAAATAGATTTTGGTTATGGCACCGTGTCACCGCAACGATGGGGATATAAATCACCACCTCAAAAGAAAAAGAGAAGATAAATTCTAAAATATGGCGAAAAAATATCCTGGCCATTTTTGAGTCCACAGGATTTTGTAACAAATGTTACTGTTTAACTTGCATATATAGTATGAATGTGTTAGAATTAACACAACGTTCATCCCGTAAGGGACGCAAGTAAGCCGACTCGGAACGGAACCGTTCATCCCGTAAGGGACGCAAAAGTTGACTGAAGGAACGGGGCAAAAATCCCTACTACTTTGGAGAAACCAAATGGCACAAGTCACTTATCGTGGTGTCAAGTATGACACTGACAGAAACAAAACTCAGAAGACTAACAAAGTCGAACTAACTTATCGTGGAATAAGATTAGAGAAAGCTGTAACAGCATAGAACTGAGTACATCTGATATAAGGAGGGGTTGACACCCTCCTTTTTTAATGCTATATTATATTTGTTGGACGCAACACTGGGAGTGACTGAATAAACTTACTGGCATATAGCTGGTTAAGGTGATACGTTAGAGATGGTGCTCGCTGTCAGGAATGGCAGAACTACTCAACCAAGTAGAACGTAGGCAGAGTGGTA